TGGGCATTGAATTAAAGTTCCACTAGATTTACATTTGGAACGTTTTTTCATTGGAACGAAAATAACCTCTCGCAAACCATTACGAGAGGGATTTGTTATATCTTTATATTGTTTATAATTTTCATCTTCATACATAAATTGATTATATTTAAAATCAAGATTTAAGGAATCTCTAGCATATTCGGAGAGTGTGATCTCTCCGAATAAGTAAGCATCATCTAATTGTGCTCGTTTTTGTTGGTACTCTTTATGTTTCATACAAATTTCCTCCCATGAGATTCGCTTTTCATTTCCAACATTTTTTGATTAACAACATGAGGTGGATCTGAATAATCATTAAAATATGATTCCATTTCAGCATCACTTGGTTCGTAATTAATTATTGAATCAAGGATTTCTAAAGCATCATATATATCATCCCAATTTGGGACGTTATGTTCTGCATCACAAGGAAAACGACAGATTAGCTTCTCTTGTTGAGAAGCATAATCCGATAGTTGTTTGTAAATTTCTTTAAGTTTCATTGTAAATAATAACCCTCCCCATTAGTTTGGTCGTCTTCATCTCTTGCCCACCATTCGATACTTACATCTGAAAATTTATTGAACAATTTTCGATATATAGGAATGGGTGCTGACCATGCGGTATGAAAACCAACAACAATAGAACCATTGTTAATTTCAGTGATTTCAATTTCATCTTTTGGAACGTCCCATTTCGTTCCCCATTTTTCCCACCTCCAATCATACCAACGTGTATCTTGAACATTTGTAGATTTAAACCTAAGTGACTTCATAACTTCTCCGTCACTTAGTTTAATTTCTTCAATGATCGGTAGCTCTCCTACCATTCCTAAAGGCTTATCTTCAAAAGAATTTCTTTTTTCATTTCCTTTAAGTGGTACTTTTTTCCAATTTGGTTCTTTTATAAGTTGGCCGAATGGAGATCCTTTTTCAAAGATCTCTTTTATTTTTTTGATGTTTGTTGTTTTTGCTGAAGAAAACGTAACTTCGTTTTGTGTCCAATTAGGCATTTAATTGCTCCTTAATTTTTTTTTCAATAGATTTAAAAGTTTTAAGACCTTGAGGTGTAAGATTTTCTTGGTCAATTTGATACCAAGCATCATTAAGAATATGTCCTAAAAATTTGGTTTCTTCTTCAGTAAGAAAAAGTGCGTTTGCAATTTTATCCATAACTAACCTCTAATTACGGGAGCTAGTTCTTCTTTGCATTTTTTAGAATTTGCAATCCATAATGCACCTCCATCATTTCCTTCATCATCTTGTTGTGGAATCAATGCGGTTCCATCACTTAATTCAATAATGATTGGTGAGCTATACCAATAATTAGCTTCCGTTTCTTCTTTAGTCATATATCTGACAGATTTGATAGTTAATCCAACTAAAGGATTAAAACGTTTTGCCCAATCCGCTTTCTCTTTATAAAGTGGATCGTTTTCGAGAATAACTTTTTTTGGTTTTGATTGTGTCATAGCGATTTTATGAGAAAAATTTATTTGTTTTATGAGACAGATTCTTCAAAAGAACTAAACTGTTCATCTTCCCATTGAGGTTCGGGGAAATTTGATAAATCTGGAGCGAGCTTTAATAACTCGCGGAGCTCTTTACTTAGTCTTGATAAGGCACTTGGGTCGTTATCCATTTCAGCTTTGAGCATACTTTGAAAAAGAAGATTCATTGATGCTTCAATCATTTTTCTTTTTTCATTATTGCAAGGTTTAACCCTTTTATCTTTGGAACGATCAGCCATTGCTCTGACTGTATCTCGGTGTGCTTGTTGCCTTGAAACATTAAATGTACTTTGGGCATAAGCTCGAACTCCTTTTGGAGAAATTCCTAAATCTAAAAGACGTTTCAACCTTTCAAGATCTTGGGATCTTATATCATTGGAACGTCTTGAATTGACCATAGGCACTAGACATTTACTACATTAATATACTAGCATATAAATACAAAAACATTCAATACAATGGGTAGAGTTAAAGATTTATTATTAAAGCAACAAAAAGAAAACGATCAACCTAATCCTAACGATATTAAAATTTCTTTTAATGATCAATGGTTTTTATTAGCTACTATGGTTTCTTTTATAAAACATTCAAAATATTCTACTAATAGAAAAAATAGATTAATTAAATTATTGAATATTTTTCTTAATGCTTCCAATAAAGGTTCTTCAATAAAATTTAACAAAATGCTTGCTAACACTAAGAAATAACTGTTATAATATAGGAGTAGTTTATTTTATTCGCTATGTCTGCTTACCTATGTTCGGACGACACTCTTAATGCTTTATCCACTTTTTACTATATGAAAAGTGGTAAAACTGATGAAGAAAGAAAATCTAATATCTTAAGGGCTATTAGAAGAGTTAATAAAGATTCTTGGTACGAAAAACAAAAAGTTGCTGAAACTTTTGAAGATCGTATGAAGCTTCACGCAAAATTTGATAAGTTTTGTCATGGTCTTTTTGATATTTGGTATCACCAATATTCAAACGAATGTATCTATGAAGTTATTTTTAATATCTTATTAAGAGAAAATCAAAACTCTTTGATGGCTAGATATAACGACAAAGAATATTCTGAAAGACCTTCTTATGTTTACAGAATGTCAAATGTTGTTAATTATTGGGATGATCATAATCAATTAGGTTATCTTGTCGGAATTATTAACAATTACGATTATCAATCTTGTGAACATGGAAACTATCAAGATTCTTTGGGTTATGCAATCCTTGACCAAATCAAAGAACTACTATTAAGAGAATTACAACTTGGTGAGATTTGGGATTTCAACGAGTCGAAATTTATCCAAGAAAATAAGTTATTTCAACCTATTTCTTAATTTCTTTTCACATAACACTACTTACGAGGTATTATTTATTTAATACCTCTTTTTTATTGCAAATGTCAGATAAAGACTTAGAAAGAATTAAATCTATTTACGGTAAACGCAATCCAAAAACTCATATTGAGCAACGTTGCCAACGTCTTTATACAAAACAATTAGATGGTTTATCTACTCGTCAATTAGTTTTACAACACGCTCAACGAGAGGGCATCGCTGAAAAAACGGCATGGAGCGATTGGAAAAGAGTAACCGAATGGAACTCACAAGATTTAGCGAGGGATCGCGAGGATATACTCTCTCGTTTACATTCTATGCGACAAAGATTGTTTAATGCTGCATTAAAAAAAGGACAATTACAGACAGCACATATGATTTTAGATTCTTTGGGTCGAGCTAACGGAGAGACTCAAGAGGCGGTAAATGTGAATATGCCACCGAGTTTGAATATTCAAATTGAGAGTAAGGAATAATCATTCAGTTTTTACATTCAGTTGACAAACCAGCTGAAAATTGCATTCAGTTTTTTTACATTCAGTTTATATAGCCTTGATTTTTCATTCAGTTTTTGCAGCTTGTCCTGGTATTTACCTGGTAATGTCCTGGTCTTCCCGTGGCAAAAAATTCATTCAGTTTTTTGCTAATTTCACGGGTATAAATGCATTCAGCCTTTGGAACGCAAGCCTTAAAAGCGATTCTGAAGGGAGCAAATCGCTAAAAATTCATTCAGTTTTATTAATTTCTTAGTTTGCCAGGACTTTGCTAGGTTCCAGGTCTCCCAGGTTTCCAGGAGTTTCTAGGAAGAAAAGGAGATCCGAAGATCTCCCAGCTTTACGTTGCTTCAATGCAAGCTAGTGTTTCATCATCAAGTGGAGCGGTTTCTGTCCAAGTCTTGTAATATCCCACGGTGTTTCCGTTAAGATCTCTTAAAGGTTGACATAACTCAGTAAATTTGAGATCGTTTTCGATTTTTGTTGCAAGCTCTTTTAAGATTCTTGCAACTTCGTAACCTTCACTTGGTTGGAAAGCAACATTTTCAGTTTTGATTGTTAGTTGTAACATAGCGATTAAAGTCTTAGATATTCGTAGTCAACGTTGTCGTAACGTTTATATTCTTGTGGAGCGTCCCCCCATGATGCAAGAAGCATCATTAGGAGGATAATAAAGCCTAAATAGAATTTCATTGTGCGAGATCCTCGAAAGCTTCCTTTGCTCGTTTTTCGGCGATTTTCTCGGCGATTTCTTGTGTCATCTGTGGATGACTTTTTGAAAGTCTTGCTAGTTCGTCTTCGTAAAGATTCTCTAGTAAGGCTGTGTTTCCTTCGTGTGACATAGCGATTAATTAGAATAAAGTTCAAATAATAAAAGCTCGTAAGCCTTGGAATCTAGGTTAGAAATAAGAGGATCTAATCGGATTAGAACCTCTTTGATTTCTTCAAACCTCGTTAAGTGTTGAGAGTTAGAGATATGCATATTCCTGATCCTCGTAAGCTTCAAGTAGTTGTGCTTCTTGTTTCTCTTCTACAAGTTCATGGAGTGCATTTTCAAACTCTTCGGCGAGTATGGGGTCGTTTAGATCGACCCCTTGCTCGTTGGCTTCTTTCCTGACGTAGTCAAGCCAAGCTTCTTCTAGTTCGTCAAGCATCTTCACCCCTTGATTTTGCGAGTTCCTCAGATGATTTTTTCTCTAGTAGTTCAAGAAGAACCTTAGAAGTTTCTTTTAACTCTTTAGTATTCTCCTTACCGTACCACTTGATGAAGTCTCTGATCTCTTCAAAAATCATTTGCTCGCCTTGCTTGGAATCATTAAAGCGAATATCGACTGTGTCTCCATCTGCGAGAATGAAACCAATTTCAAAGCGTGAGAATCGGATGCTGCGAACGCTGTCGAAGTCATAGCGTACTTTTGGTTTTGCCATAGCGAAAAAGTGATAAATTGTCTAGTTGCTGTAGGCTTGATCTCTCTTACCTACACCTATATTATAGCAGTAGTTGCTGTATTATCAAAGCAGTAGAAGGTACGGATAACCGAACAAGTAGGGGGGGAGTGTTACAAAAATGTTACATATAATTACGTAGGCCGTAGAACCTACTGATACAACACGAAATAAGTTGCTGTTATAGTAAAAGGGATTGTAATTTTTGTATGGCAGTAGCAGAACCGTTAAGTTTAAGGTGGGCACAGGGGGAGGTGTTCAGTAATAAGAGTAGGTTTAGGGTATTAGTAGCTGGTAGAAGATTTGGTAAAAGCTATTTAAGCTGTGTTGAACTGTTAAAAGGAGCTATAGCGAAACCTGGAGAAACATATTTTTACTGTGCACCTACATATAGGATGGCAAAAGACATTGCATGGAAGACTTTGAAGAAGTTAGTGCCAAAGCAATGGATTAAATCTAAGAATGAGACAGATTTAAAGATTGAATTAGTAAATGAATCAACTATTGAATTGAAGGGTACTGAAAATGCGATGGCATTAAGAGGAAGAAGTCTTTCGGGAGTAGTTTTAGATGAAGCAGCATTTATGGACAGAGAAGTATGGTCTGAAGTAATAAGACCTGCATTAGCGGATAAACAGGGGTGGGCGTTATTTATTTCAACACCTGATGGAACGGCCAGTTGGTTTTACGATTTATGGTGTTATGTACCTGAAGATGAAAGTGGTGATTGGACGAGATGGAGTTTTACTACTATTGAGGGGGGTAATGTTCCGAAAGATGAAGTGGAAGCAGCGCGTGGTCAGTTAGATGAACGCACGTTCAGGCAAGAATTTGAAGCGAGCTTTGAAAATCTAACGGGATTAGTGGCGATTAGCTTTGATGATGAGAATATTTCGTCCGAGGTGGCTGATTTACATATGTTACCGCTATATATGGGGGTGGATTTCAACGTAGACCCGCTTTGTGGCATATGTGCAGTAAAAAATAATGAAAATCTGTATGTTTTTGACGAAATTATTTTAAGAGGAGGTGCAACTACATGGGATTTTGCTGAAGAAGTGGTAAATAGGTATGGAGTTGATCGAAGAATTATTACTTGTCCTGACCCTACGGGTGGTGCTCGCAAAACAAGTGGTGTTGGACTGACAGATCACACAATTTTAAGAAGAAGTGGTTTTACTGTTTCAAGTCCGAAAGCTCCTTGGAAGATTAGAGATAAGATTACTGCTGTAAATACAGCACTATTTGATGCAGCTGGTGATCGGAGGACATTTATACATCCAAGATGTAAAGAGTTAATAAAATCACTTCGTACGTTAACTTATGCACCAAATACAGGTATGCCAAATAAAAACTTAGGGGTTGACCATGCTTTTGACGCTTTTGGTTATCTTTGTTTACAACAGTTTAACTTGGCAAAACCAGAGACACTCGGTCAAACTTCGTTTAGAATATACTAAGTTACTCTTTTTGCTTATGCCTTATCACACTGGAATGAAAAAAAAGAAAAAAAAGAAGAAGGGAGGTAAAAA